CTTGATGAGGGCAAAGATTCAGCAATGACGTTGACTTTGCCGTCTTCGACCATTGCAGAGTCTGTGACCCTAAGTCCCAGAAGAAAAACGTTCATCTTTAAGGATTCGGTAAATCGTTGAGCGGTGTACGTTGAGTGCCTTGGCGATTTGCGGAACGCTTGCGCCTTGGCTACGGAATGCTAAAAGCATCTGGAGGTCTCCGCCACCAAGTTTTGAATTTTTTTCACTCAAATATTGGTTATGGTATGGGTTTACACACAATGGGTTCTTGCACACATTTTTTACTACAGCGTCTTTTCCTATATCTAGGTAACCAAGTATTAGAGGACGCACGTAAAATCTTTTGTTAAGCGTATAAACAGCTGGAACTTTATTAACGACTGCTCCCCTCCAGTCGAAACACTCTTCGTGACTGAAATCGTTATAAGCGAGCTTCTCAAACAACTCGCTTAACTTATTTTGCTTTGTTTCTCCATATCCCAACTCAAATTTTTCGGCCTCAAGGCTCCGCGCAATGTCTAAAGCTTGAGCTTGAGCGTGGGCAGCGTCGAATGCTTTGACCGCTATCTTTGCTTCAGTCTTGCCTCTGGAAATTAAAAGACTGTACTCTTCAGATGACATCATTTAAAAAGGGTTCGAAAAGTTTATCACTCTTCGAACCCTTTTAATTAAATCAGACCCTGGTAGATCCTCCGACCATGCTGGGGTCGAAACCACCGAAGAGCCTCCTAACACCTCCTCCAACGTTCAGTCCTCTGCTTTGAGCTTGTCGACCAAGATCGCGAAGATCTCTGCGAGTTGCGCCTTGATCAAGCAATGCTTTGACGTCTTCTAAACCATAACCGCCTTGTCCGTACTTACTAAAGTCGAAGTTGCTGTAGTCAGTACCACTCTTATCCCTGCTTTGTGAAAGCAGAGCTTCTGCGCGTCGTCCGACATTTAATCCTTTGTCTCTTGCTTTACCAGCAAGAGCTCGCAGTTGTGCAGTACCTGCTCCTGCGCGACTCAATTCCGTAATATCTTCCATTCCAAAACCTGCTTGCCCAGCGGATGCGAAATCGTAATTTTCGAAATCACCCAACTGAGTTGGTGCGAGTTTTGTTTCCGGACCAGTATCTTCCTCACCCTTCATTCCTTTTAAGTAGTTTTCATAGAAGTCTTTAGTACCTGCACGGGTATCAGCAAAGCCGCTGAAGTCTGCAGCACGGTATCCACCTCCATAAGGGTTACCGCCTGAACCACTAAACTTCATCTCGCCTTTGTCAAAACGTTCTTGGATATTTCCGATTCTTGTGAGGTTAGTGTCTTCACCACCAGGGCGGTAGAAAGCTTTTGCTTCTAAGAATTTACGACCTGCATCAGCCATGTCGTAGAAGGCAGGCCCGTCTTTCGCAAATTTACCCTCAACAAATTTGGCATAAGAGTCGTAACCGCCTTCTGCACCTTCTTTTCCGAAGAGGCCAATACCTTCTTGACCCGCATAAGGCTCATAACCTGCTTCACGAACGTTCTTATAAAAACGATCCATATCGAGACCGTAATCGTTTCCGGTCTGCAGATCCTTGTACAGCGGTTCGAAAAGTTTGTTGTAAAGACCTTGGTTTAATTGAGTACCAAGCGCACGAGCTAAGAGCTGGTTGGCTTTACCAGTGGCTTGTTGCTCAGTTAAATTCCCCATGTAGTCAGTGCCGTACCTGATATCTGCATCAGATTTGAAACGCTGTGGCAGCTGAGGACCGGGATCGGTTGTACCTCCGTCGTCGCCACCGACGTTGATCCCATCTTCAATTACACCAGTATTTGCACCGACATTACTTCCTACAACGTTGATATTTTGAATGCTTCCGCCACCGCCTCCGAAACCAAGCGTTGACGTTGTCCCAGTTTGTTGCTGTGGACGGAAACTTAAGACACCACCACGCCCTTTCGAGGTCTTAGTGAACTGGAGAAAGGGCTGAAGATTGAAGGAATTATTCTCTCCATCTTCGTCGTCTTTGAATAAACCAGCTAAGTCAATTCCAAAAAGGCTACCTGCGGTACGAAGAGGGGTGCTAGTCATCCTCAGACTTGTTCACATATACATTAATTTAGCTGTTTTTCAGCTCATTTATTCTTTTATCGCACTAACCCAGCTACCGTTCCCGCTATAGCGTTTGCGACTGCACTTAATTCTGGATTTTTATTATCTTCGGCCTGCAAAGCATTAAATAAACCTTTCGCGCGATCTCCAACATTTAGTCCTTTTTTCATAGCTCTTTTACCAACTGCTTTAATGTCTCTCCGTGTTGCGCCTTGATCAAGGAGTGCTTCAACATCCTTCATACCAAAGCCTTTTCCGCCGTAAGCGCCATAATCAAAGTTGCTAAAGTCTTTTCCGCTTCTTTTACTTCCTTCTTGAAGCAGTCGTCCAGCTCTTCCACCAATTTCGAGACCTTCTTTAACAGCTCTATCGCGGAGATCCCGAAGTTGTCTTTTGCTTGCTCCCGCTTTGGTAAGGTAATCGATGTCTGCCATACCAAAACCTTTTCCTCCCTTAGAAGCGAAGTCGTATTCAGAGAAGGGTTGAACCTTTTCTTCTGTTTTAACCGGCTCTGGGTTTGGCCTTTGTCCAAATTCTTGTTCTAACAGCAGCTGAGTCCTTGGACCAATATTCAAACCTTTGTCTCGAGCTGCATAACTGAGTCTACGGATATCTTCTAACGAACCTCCTTGTTTAAGAACATAATCAACATCTTTCATACCGAAGCCAGGCTGACCGTAGTCAGCGTAATTAAATCCACCGAACTTATCTTCGAAGTCTTTAGAGAGAGCTGTGTTTAGCAATTGCTCAGCCCGTCGACCAACATTCAGTCCCTGATCTTTTGCTCTAGCACCTAATGCACGAATATCAGCGCCAGAGGCACCTTGATTTAAAAGTGCGTAAACGTCTTTCATTCCGTAACCCGAACTTCCGTACTCAGAAAAGTCGAAGTTAGGGAAAGGTCCGCTAACAGGGGCAGGAGTATCAGGTGTGGTAACAGGAGGGGTAACAGGAGGGGTAACAGGAGGGGTAACACCACCAAGTCCTTGCCCAACGTTGACGCCTCCTTCAATTACACCAGTGTTGGCACCGATATTGCTTCCTACAAGGTTGATATTTTGAATACCACCACCGTTATAAGAATTGATTAAATCCAAGAAAGGATTTGAGCCTTTCTCATCGTCGGCGTCACTGAATAAACCAGCTAAATCGATACCAAAGAGTTGACCTGCCGTACGAAGATTCATCCTAAGACTTACTTACATATATTTAAATTTAGCTGTTTTTCAGCCAATAACGACTGATGTCAAATCCTGGTCCACAGACCGACTTTAATGTTCTAGATATTCTGGACGCTTCCTCGTAATCTTTAAATCGTTTCGCTTTTTCCTTATCTTTTGTATATGAACAAAGTAATTTTTTACTTGTATTTAGACAGTCGAGAACATACTCGTCGTTACGAGTCACAATCCAAACTTCTCTAAAGCTGAGAAGTGGCATGGCGCTACGTTGCTCATCTGTATACAATCTTCCTGTTAACTTACACTCTGCTGCCTTATCTGTCTTTTTTAATTTTTCTGTCTTAACTTTTACAGTCTCTTGTATAAGACCATTTTGTTTAAGTGTTTTATTTAGTTTTCTCGCAGCGTTTGCAGCGACTAACGGTTTTGCATAGTGCTCATTAGTCATAATCATGCATCCGTCTGTTTTGACGCAGCCGACATACCCACTGTCAGTCTTCGCTGTAAAGACGTCGCGCTTTTCGTCTTGAGGTAACCAAACAGTAATCAAATTCATTTTTCTGCCCAGGAGTCTCCGACGTTTGCGTCGCATTTAACGGGAACTTTACTCAAAACGGACTCTGCTGCAAGTCTCATTTCAGTCTCGAGCACCTCTTTGAAATGATCCGCTTTGCTTTCAACCGCTTCAAAAATAAGTTCATCGTGCACCGTGGCGATAGGACGGAAGTCATCGTTTATTAATTTTCCTAGGCGGGCGATTGCAAGCTTCAGTATGTCCGCTCCTGCTCCCTGGATCAGGGTATTGGCGCAGGTGGTCATGGCCGCGTCGTCGTAACTCAGCAACCTTCGCCTTCCAATAGGAGTTCTTACGTAAGTCCAGCCGTCCTGAACCATAGCGTTTCGTTCTCTGTGCCATTCCTTAAGTCGAGGGTAAGCACGGTGGAAACCTGAGTGAGCCACCTTAGCTTCAGATAATGAGATGATGTTACCTGAGCTGGCAGCATATGTTTTGTATTTCTTGAAACCCATGCCGTAAAGCAAAGCGAAGTTCAACGTCTTTCCCATCTGACGTTGAGACTTCTCCACTTCATCAATCGGCACATGGTAAATCAAGCTCGCAGTGAGTGAGTGCAAATCTGCGCCATTCTGAAAAGCCTCAATCATTTGAGGTATTCCAATAAGCTCCGCTGCCAAGCGAAGCTCAATCTGTGAATAGTCCGCGATAACGAATTTGAATCCCGTGGAAGGGACGAAACACTCTCTAAACTCTTTGTCCCTAGGTACTTGTTGAATATTGATTCCCCATGACTCTTTTTTCTTATTACCTGTTACACGTTTGGAGCCAGAGCTTGTGAAGCGTCCGCTGTTGGCTCCATATGAGTTGTATCCACTGTGCATCCTCGAGGAGACAGGGTTGATATTTGTCAGAATTTTTTCGACGTGTGCGAGAGCAGTCTCAAGCTTCGTTCGTTTCCTAAGAAGGTTTAGTGTTTCGTCGTCGCTGTCAAACTCGCTTAGTGCAACTTGAGACAGCGTTTGTTTTCCAGTTCTAGCGTCAGTTGGTAAAGCAGTGCCGATCTGATTGAAACATCGGACACATTGTGCATTAGATCCAGGATTGAACTCCTTTTTGGCGTTCTTTCCGATGGCGATTGCCCCATCGGCCCTTCGTGGGAGTTTAAATTCATCTTGAAGCCGATTATCAAGGGACTCACAAAATAATCTAGTAGCTGTGTCTAGCTCCTGCTGTTTTAAATGTTGTAGGGCTCTTACTTTACTGACATCCACACCGAAACCATAGTGACACATCAATGCCACGGGGCGGATAACTTGACTCTCGAGAGTGTAGACCTCGAGCAGGTTTTCGGCTGCGAGCTCCTTGAGCTGAAGGGCAGCGATTTTAGGGAGAATATCAACGTCTTTAGCTGCGTATTCAATTTGATCTAAAGACAATTCTTCAGCGCTCCAATCTGAAACCTGCTGTTCTTTAGAGATTTCAATTTCTAGTCTTCTCGATACAACAGCCTTCAGAGAGCAACTGACATCTCCGAAGAAAACTTTTTCAGTTTTAGGACTTACCTTCTTTTCTTTATATCCTGCTCGCAGGCAGCGCTCAGCTATGAACGTATCGAAAATCTTTTTCTTGAAGTCGATACCAAGCTTGAGGAAAAACTGTAAGTCAAAATTAGCGTTGTGAAAAAGAAGCATCTGCCTCGACTCGATAAGCGCTTTAAGACCGTCTATGTCTTTGCACTTAAAGAAATCAATTACATATACGGTTCTGTCCTCGACGTCCTCTTGCGTCGTACAGAGCTGAAGAAGTCTTGGTTCGTGAACTCGTGCATCGAGCCCCGTGGTCTCGAAGTCAGCGCAGAGTTTGGGGATTGTCCACAACTCAGCAAGAGCAGCTTCAAACTCCTGGCGGTTGGTGATGTAGTTGACGTTCATTGCATTAAAAAAGGACCGCTTGATTCGCGGTCCTATGAGGTTAGCCCGACTTAGCTAATCAAGCTTTGCGAGTGTTCCAAAAATTCAAGATGAACTGGTCGACATCTGCCCAGGTGTCTGCCAACACTTGACCTGACTCAGTGAGCTCAAGTCGGTAGACCTTACGTTGGAGATGGTTCTCAGTGCCTTTGAGTTCTTTATCGGCGGAGCCGAATTCAATTTGCTCCTCGACTTTGATAAATCCAGTCTGCTTCAGATAAGCAGTGCCTTCACGGAGCGCACCGTACACAGGCGAGCTGTGGTAAGTGAGCAGACCTTTTTGAGGTTTTGCTACAAAAGGCATGAACTGTCCTTGAACTCGCTTGAATCCTGCAAACAGTTCTGACTGTGCCTCTACGTCACGGTCCCAGAGGTCATTAACTTGATTGACAGCGATCTCTCGGATTGTGCAGGCTTTACCGAAGGACAAGCTGTGAACAATCATGGCTGCACCAACGTTTTTCAAGCTCTTGTAAGTGCAGAGCTCTTCTAACGCCTGATCGAGTGTGATCTTTTTCACCTCCATCTGGCTGATGGTATGCCGTCCCCGATTTTGCTTCCGTTTTTTGATTGAAGGTGACGTGATCGCCAGCTTGGCAGCGAGAGTCGCAAGCTCAGGGTGTTTCTTTTCAATGCTGAGACTGAAAAGTTTGCTGCTATCGAGAAGTTTGGTGTCGACGTGGTCCATCAAGTCCACTGTGACGGTTGGTGCTTCGCTTCCGATTGACAGAAGAGTTTTGGCTTCGGATTCCTTCAGTTGGATTCCGGCGATTTCAAATTTGACTTGCATGTTGTTGGCAATCAACTTGCACAGCGTAATGACATTGTTTGACTCGTCAACTGCACTTTGTTTTCGTAATATCCTTTTCAACATCCATCACTATGTTCCACAACTCATACTTAGTGCACCTAATCACATGGTGTAACTCGTGAAGCGAGTCACAAGAATAATTTTTAGTTATGTAGGGTTGTATTCGTATAGTTTTTTCTGATCGAGGGTGACCATCCAATCCTATCATCAAGACATTGAATATCTCTGGGCCGGTCAGGTAGGTAATCAATCGATCCTGATATGAAGTCACCTTGACAGACTCGTCCAGGTCAGTAAGGCACCCCGCAATCCAGTCGAGCAGCTCTTTCGAGGCATTAAGGTGCATATACTGCTCCGCAATGCTCTCGAAACTTTCTACTGCTTCCCTAACGGAATTCACGGTGCTCCAGATTAATAAACTTACGCTAGATCTTATTTAACTTATAGCTTTTTGAAATAGAGCAGAGTTCTCTGCATCTTCACAGATATCTACAAGATGCACCGTATCACAGAATCTTGTCAAACTCTGACTCTTCTTACCTATGCAGAAGGCGTGAACGTCAAGGTGTTTTGAGTCTTTGAAGAGATTGAACTTACGAACAGTGGCATCAGTAACTTGGCACTCTCCGTCAGTGATAATAAGTATGTCTGCTTTAGGATCTATTTCAGCGCGGGAGTAAGCGTGCTTCATTACTTGGTCAAATGAAGTTCCCCCTCGAGTAAACCAAGCCATCAGAAACTCAAGAACTTCCTCGCTACTTCCAGAGCGTGGCTCCAAAATGATGCTTTGGTTGATGCCTGTGTCAAACAAATGGACTTGTATCTCGCGGTTGTCTTTAGAGCACTGTTCTGCGATTACATAAGTAATTGCCTTCGACCAAAGCTCCGATGACCCAGCCATCGAGCCTGAAATGTCGACATACATGACAACAGGACCACGGTCGACTTCCTTAGTCTTAGCTTCGAAGTCTTTACTAAGGATTGTTTTTTGGGAATACTTGTAAGCAAACAGTGCTTTGCCTTTGGTGGTTGCAGCGAGAGCAATCTCAGAAGGAAAAGCTTTCGTCACGTCGTCAGACATCTTTGCTCCGACGATGTCGCTGTAACTAGAGCGTTGGTTTTTCGCACGTAATCGCTTTGTCCAAGACTGTTTGAGACCGCCCAATTTCCGAGCCAACTGCACAAGTCTTTTGTTTTTGCGAAGCCGATGGGCCAAGTCCTGCTTTTGTTTTACGTCATCAAGGCGCACCCCAAAGCCTTCGTGGTCTCCAGCCAGATTGCTCATTGCTTCTTGAATGTCTTGAGCTTCTTGCTGAGCTTTCTCAATCGAATAATCGATGTCAGCTTTATATCTGTCGTGGTGTTCGTTGAGAGTATCTTCGATAGCTTGACCAAGCTCTTTGCCTTTTTGCCTCAGCTCTGCAGCTTTCTGGGTATCGCCCTGCTGCATTGCCTCCACGAACTCTTGTCGGATGTCTGCGAGATCCTGAGACATCGAAGTCATCGCAGCGTGGACACCGTTGTCTTCAGACATGATCTCTTCGAGCAGTTCGCTGAGTTCGTTTAAGACACAAACAGCTGTGTTCCCTGACTCGAAATGCCTTCCTAAACAATTTTGTTGAATCGATGCGTAAACATGACTGTTGGCAACATCGATAAGA